AGCTTCTTGATCATTATCAAGTTGTTGCTCACGTTCAGTTGCGTTCAGTTCCTTAACTTTGGTTTTTAGGCCACTATTAAGGGTATGGTGAGAATGTTTTCCTTCGTTAATTTCGACTAAGAAGCTGTGAAGTTCCTTAGCTAACGCCGGTTTCTCAGAAGCCAATTTTCGCACGAATTCATGATTGTCATTACAAGACGACAGAATATCGATAACATCCTTTCTTTGAAGGAATTCGAGTACTGTCGCACCTCGAGGATCACCCTTGACTCTCTCAATGGTATCAATAGCAAACCCTTTTGGCAGATATTCATCTGCTGAAATTGAATGTTTTTTGATATTCATTGACTTGTCAATTGACTGAGAGGTCATCTCCCTGTCGGGAGATGAGATAGTTCTATTATTTTGAGATGGTAAGTTTCTATACAGTTCATTAACTGTATAAGCTACATTATCACCATTAAATAGTGCTATCTTTTTAACCGCTAGAGCTTCCTTACTGATAATATCTATTTTCTCTTCTTTATCTTTGTGATAAGGTTGATAAATAGCATATCGAGTCTGGAGCGATAAGCCGCCTGGGTTCCAGCCTAACCCTCCTTGGATATCTGGAGCATGACAAAGAAGCTTTACAGCTTTTTTTTGTTTTGCTCGTAAGAGTCCGAGAGAGGTAGGGCCGAGATTCTTAGCTAATGCTAAGAAATTCCTATCAGATGGATTTCTCCACTTGTTTTGAACAAAAATTTCATCAGGAGTGATAACTCTCGATGCAAATTCGGCAAGTCTATTACTAGTAATAGTCTTGTCATTTGAAACAGGCATATCGAGTTTCGAAAGAACCTCTTTATACATTGATTCGAATTTACTTCGCATTACGATGTCATCACCTAGTATTCTGTAATGAAGACTATAACCAAAATGACGTCGTTCATTTCCTTTGCAGTAATCGATAAAATCTTTTACTCCTTCAGAAAATCTACGACCTTCAACTTTGGCTATAACTCCCCACATAATACCATGGTGACCAAGAGCAAATGATGGAAAAGATGGACCAAGCCCTAAGGGCTGACCTACTGACCATTTGATTTGTCTTAATGACTTGGTTTCTGGATCGTTCACCAACCATGGTGATCTACTTACATCCTGGAACAAATTAAGAATCTCTTTACATTCTGGACCATATATGCCTTTCAACATATATGTCTGAGCTTGTAATGGAAAATTGTTTGTTGCATCAGAGAGGTCAACAGAAGACAAAGAATTTCCTTTCTTTAATTCTTCTTGAGCCCACTCAACACCATCTTCTTGACGGTGTGTTGCATCAGACGGCAAATGTTTTAAGATTTTTAGTAGATCCTCTTTAAGAGGGTTGAGAGCAAATTGAAAAATTCTATGAGGGTTTGCTACAGACCTAAGTTTGTAGCCCGCTTCCTGAATAAAACCAATTTTACCTACTGCTACATCTTCTAATTGAGATCTAGGATCCCAATTTCGATTCTTTAGCATGGTTAATGTCGGATTATCCAATTTCGGATAACTATCATCGAATCCCAGGTCCATATGGCCTCCGATGTCAACTACTCTGTTGAAATAGTCTCTATAAAAGTAATCTTTT